CTGGTGGTGTTTCACATCGTTCAAGAACAAGTTGCGCAATACGGTCACCCTTCTTTACTTCAAAGTCCTTGTCTCCGTGGTTGAAAAGAACAACCTTGACTTCACCTGTATAGTCTGGATCAACGACCCCCGCCCCAACTTGGATACCATGTTTCACAGCGAGACCCGAGCGAGGTGCGACACGACCATAAACACCTGGTGGCAAAACAATGGCTACACTTGTCCCGACCAGTGCGCGATGTGTCGGAGGGACCACAACTTCATCAGTGCTGTAAAGATCGTATCCAACAGCACCACCAGAACCACGAGTTGGAATAATAGCATCTTGGGTAAGTTTCTTAACACGAAGACTCATTTCTACTTTAGATAAGTTTGTAATCTTTATAAAGGTTTGACGCAAATGATTATCAATGGGTGTAGCTTGGACTATTCATAATGCCATTGTTCCGCCAAAATCTGACTACGAAAAACTCAAAAGAAAAATTAACCGAACAACTTTCGCCTATGGTACAGCACTTACATCAACTTATTTCATTACTCAGGGCGCCCCGGAAGGTGTATCCGCTGCATTAGGTGTTGCGACTTCCCTCTCTTACATAAGTCTTCTTCAGAACCATGTTGACAACATCGAAAAATCATCATTTCAAAAGCAGTTGTTGGCACCAATTGGAGCTGCTGTATTTGAAACAATGTGGAATAATGCACCTTTTGGTTTTGATTTTGACTATGGTGCCACACTCGTTGGTTTCTTAGCATACAAGGTTGCGCTTCTCACAGTTATCTACGAAGAAGTCGCAAAAATGTTAAATCCCGTTGATCCTACACTTGAAAGCAAAGAAGAGAATCCAAGCGATCATGATATCAATAGTGTAATGATCTCGGGTGAGGACGGATACGACCGATGAAATCATTGGCCACACTGGCCAAAGTGGCGCACCTACAAAGTTTGAAGTTACTAAATTGAGTGTTGTGTGACCAGAGAATGTATAATCATTACAAAAAGCAAATCTAGGTTTCATTTTGCAAGACTCGCGTTTTGTGTAAGGCATCACAGTGACCGCGTTACACAAAGCTCGCGCAAAATACATGATAGTCAGGAATGTCAAGTAAGAGGTTCTCTTCGCAGCATTCCATTTTGGCCAGTGGTAAAGAAGAAAAAGTACGGGAATCGCTAAAAGATAGTCTGGAAGGTGTTCAAACTTTTCCCAATTGGGGAGAAGATGAAATCCAACATCATATATTGGACCACCTGTACCAGAGCCATTCCTATGGGACACATAATATCCAACGAGGATGTTTGTCACCAACGAAAGTAGGAATAGCGGAACTATCATCTATTGTGATATATGCTTAGAAATTTTCCTAATCTCTCCAGTGACAATGTACTCATCAATCTTGTTAGCGATACCTCGTCCAATACCTGCGACCTTGTTGGGTCCCTTCCAAAGTTCAGTACCATTCGTTACTTCAAATGTAAGTTTGCGAATTGCTTCGGATGCCTTCTGATAGGCGGAAGACTTGTGGTAGTCTTCTTCTATATCAGCAAGTGTTTCCAATTGATCGGCGATGTTTTCATTGGTATCAAAGGTTTGATTCTTCTTAATTTCTCCAGTTTCAAGGAACTCGTTGACTTTTCTAATGACACCCTTGCCAATACCCGGTAGGTGGGCAAGTTGTTCGCCATACTTCACCTTGAAGTCAAGGCGGTAAATGGTGTTGGCAGCCTTTTCATAGACGGCTTGCTTGAATTCGTTTTCTTCTTCGTATGCAAGCTTGTCAAAAGCGTCTGTGAGTTCTGAGTTGTAACAAACAAAGTACTCTTCAACGTCATCATCGCTGTCATTAGAAGCGATGGATTCGTCGTCATCATCGCTGTCATTAGAAGCGATGGATTCGTCGTCACTTACTTCCGCATATTGAAGCATAGTTTCGTACTCAAGAAGAGCTTTTTCTTCTTCACATTGTTGAAGGCGCTTCTTGAGATCGGCGTTCTCCTTTTCGAGGTTGGCAATGTAAGTGGCAATAGATTGAGAGTTCATGGTTTAGAGCTTTGATTTTGTGACTTTTTGGAGTGGGACAGATGACTTAGGCGTCTGATTTAACGATAGGTATTTCGTACCCCAATTCTTCCACAAGTGGATTGTTTTTGTAATCATTTTTGTAGTGAATCTTCTTGACACCACTACTCGCAAGAGCTTTGTAACAATTTAGACATGGATAGTGTGTAATATAGGCTTCCGTACCATCAATGGAGACACCCCTTTTGGCTGCGTCGGTGATAGCATTAATTTCTGCATGAATTGTTGCTTGTTCGTGACCATCCCTCACGATTGATATGTGCTTACAACCACCGAGAAAACCATTGTAGCCCATACTTATGAGCCGATTGTTCTTTACGAGAACACAACCCACATTGAGCCTATCACATGGAGATCGGACCGAAGCGAGTTCCGCGGTCTTCATGAAATATTCATTCCAAGATATGCGATTGGTCATATTTAAAGAAGTAGGTAAAACTTTAAATATGATCCAAACCACTTTACCTACATTTTTTGAACCAAATTCTGAAGAAGTGTGTCAGCCGATTACCGAATTTACTAGGAAAGGTAAGAATAAAGATTGGTATTGTTTTTGTAATAAACGTGCTTATAACTGTACAAATTCTAAATGTAAAGACTATGGTTTAAAACATGGAATAAACGTTGGTGGGGGGATGTGTATTCATGGTCGTCATAAAAGCATTTGTAAAGAGTGTGGTGGATCTGGACTTTGTGAACATAATACTAGAAGGACTCGTTGTAAAAAGTGTGGTGGAGGTTCAATTTGTATACATAAAATACGATTTGATTTTTGTGCAAAATGTAATCCAATTGGACACGCAATCCATTGTAGACGATGTAGGCGATTGGATGCTACAAATGGTAAAAATCCCCAAAAAACACTGGAAGATCTTTGTATGACGGGTGAAGAATGGGTAAAATATCTTCATAAAACATTTGAAGACAGATATGGTCGCCCTAAAACAGATGAAGATGAAGTTCAGATAGATGAAATAATACCATGTAGTGTATGGAATTTACCGGATGATGATAAATATTGTTGGCACTATCTGAACTCTCAATGGTTATTGTCCAAGGATAACGGTGCTAAAGGTAATTCATACGCGATAGAAGATAAACTTGCCATGATAGAACGAATAGATGATTATTTTAGATCCGCATCCGCTGTGTAATATGTCTTCCCTTTCATTACAAAACTATGGACGCGGGCATAACCCCATGCTTGTGGAGAAGCTCCCGGACGATGCCCAGTTCTCCACGCAGCAAGACCTCTATTGTAAATTGTTTGAAGAGTCTTCAATGGAATCTTCGTAGCCTTCGCTATTTCGGGAAGTGATTTCACTTCCGAGCCATACTTCTTTCTGAACTTTTGGGTGTATGAAGATGTGCGAGTCTTCACACCCTCATCAGTCTTGAAATCTTTGTAGTCCTTCTTAAGCATCTTCTTGTAGCGTGTCTCCACAGATTTCAAAGTTCTGAGACCCCGAAAGTACTTGAGCGGAGCATAGATCTTACCCTCAGTTCTACGCAACTCGCGAACCTTTTTAGCAATCTCCTGATCTGTCAGGGGCATCTTAATTATTATGTATATTTATTTCAATGGGTTGGTACAAGGATTCTGTTTTGGAGGGTGATGAAGTCTCGGCAAACATGAGGTGTAATTGTTGTTTGATGACACTTGTGATAGGTGCGATTGGTACGGGTGTGATGTTAAAAATGTATTTTGCTAATTATTTGTGACCAAAGTATTTGATGGCAGCAAGAATGTTGGGGAAGATCTTGTTGCCAAAACGTACTCTTCCTGACTTGGCTGAGACCCAACCCCGATGTCCATCATAATAACACCTTTGGATATCAACCATTATAAAAATATGAGATTATTTTAGAGAAAGGTGAGAATGGGTCTGACAATTATTATGGGAAATATGTTTTCTGGTAAAACTTCTGAACTTATCAGAAGACTTAAGCGCTACAGGATCATAGGTAAGAAAATTGTGGTCATCAACTCCTCAAAAGATACACGCTCCCCTGAAGATATGTTAAAAACGCACGACGGTGTAGAGTTCCCATGTCTCAAAGTTGATCATATATCACACTCCATCATTAAGCAAGAATTCTGTGATGCCGATATTGTGGCTATTGACGAAGCCCAATTCTTCACAAACCTGAAAGACTTCGTAGAAATGTGCCTCTTTCTCAATAAATCTGTGATCATAGCTGGTCTTGATGGGGATTACAAGCAACGAAAGTTTGGAGAAGTCATTGATTGTATTCCATTGGCGAGTGATGTTGTGAAACTTTCAGCACTTTGTATGGATTGTAAAAACGGAACACCTGGACCATTCACAAAGAGGATTGTCCAAAATGATGATCTTGAACTCATAGGTGGTAAAGATTGCTACAAAGCAGTTTGTCGTAAGCACCTAAAATCTATGGATATCCAAAATAAGAACAACTCTTTTTTGAAATCCGCGCTTGACGAGACGGTGAAATCTAGAGTGGTCAAATAAGAAGTCTTGTCCAGGTTTATGAACATGTCTGTCATACTCTGTGTAAAGGACACAATCTTTGCCGCTCTTAATTGTGAGGTGATATCTCAACATTAAATTACTTTCGGCGCGATGTGCTGGAATGGTCATCGGTCTGTCCATCACGGCAAACTTTGCGGTTTCTTTATCAATACATGGAATTTGTTCAATAATCTTTTGAACTTCTGGAAAGTCCTTCACCTTGTAGTAGTAATAATGTTCATTCTTCTTGAACCATGGATCAAGTTTGTGAAAGTAGCGCTTCTTGGCTGTACCAACTCCTTTCTCAAATTCGTGTAAAATCTTATTGTAATTCGCTTTGACAAACCAAAGGTTGGGATAGTCATAAACATCATAATCCATCTTATGATACATCATATCTATCAGTGTGTTCCTGATACCTACGAGAGGTCTCAGTGGGTTCTGAAAGTAGAGGGTGTCTATTGGCGACTTCAAGAAATCATGGAGTACAAGCACCACTGGCAATAGCAGGACACGCCACATTAATTTCTCTGTATAAAATAAAAATGCCAGGTTACGGCAAGCGAATGGAAAAGTATGCCCCAGAGCCAACTGAAGAAGTTAAGGAATTGGATCAGCGTTTCAAGCTTCCACTTCTCCCAGCGATGACCATCGTCCAATTGACCATCCTCGGTCTTATCCTTGCGTACGCCTGGACTGTGCGTAAGATGAACAAGGCTGTTGTTTCTACTGCGGCTTTGTCCATTGGTCTCCTCCACATGTACGACCACTTGTACCGCGTCAAGCGTGGTGATGAGCGCCTCTTCTTCCTCCCAACTCCAAAGAAGGAAGGTTACTGTGGTGCGTGCCAAAAATAAATTAGCTGTAAATTGTAAGTATGTACGTCAAAATAGTTCGTAGCCCAGATCGTAAAAAGAAGTTCAGGGCAATCCTCGGTGACGGTAGGACTGTTGATTTTGGTGCCAGTGGGTATTCCGACTACACCAAACACAAGAATCCTTCGCGTATGCGTTCATATGTTTTGAGACACGGTGGGCAAATCCCAAAGCGTGTAATAGCTGAGAGAGATCCCAAAAAGATACACAAATTGATGCAGGATATGGATAAGAGTGATAAGGAAGATTGGAAGCTGAGTGGTATCGACGGGGCTGGTTTTTGGTCACGATGGTATCTCTGGAGTCAACCAAATTTTGAAGATGTCAATAGATTTATATTAAAAAGATTTGGTATTAAAATCATCAAAGGTCACTAACGTTCCATTCTCAATGAGAGATGCATATTCATTTTCACTTGTGGGCAAATACGCCTTGTAACAAACACGCTTCACGTTCATGTCAGCATTGTCAAAATACTCGAGAAGATTGACAAGATCTTCATCAGATGCGGTATCCACCACTCTATCAAACTTTGTTTGCGAAAACTGACCATTATACATGAGATTATCCCTGATGAACTCTTCAGCTGGACATTTGGGGTCAGCTACAATCTCATTACCTTTTTGTGAACAACTGATGAGAGCTTTAAAACCACCACCGATCTTCTTGAGAAACTGTTTCTTTTCAGGGGTGAGGGGCATTTTTATCTTATACAAAGAAATTACAATACATGACTTAGGTGTTCGATAGGCCACGTCGCTTGAGATCAGCCTTGAGATCAGCCATAAGGGCAGCTCGTGGGTTGAGGCTCATGGGCCGTGGTGGGGGTGGAGGTGCCACTGGTGCCGCAACTCTTCTTGGAGAAACACGAACTGGTTGTCTCATTCTTGGTTGCGTTGGTTCAGCCTCCTTGAGGACCATTTTACACACCTTGATGAACTTCTTGGCGCTCTTAGCTTGGTTTTCCAAACTTGGCTCACCTTTTGTCTTCTTTGGCAACTTAGCCATAAGTTCCTTCTTTGTGAGTTTGACACGTTTCCCTTTTACATCTTTGGTCACTCTGAAGCCAAGCTTCTTGACCTTTTCTTTGAGTTTTTCGTACTCCATTTAATATAAGTTGGGAAATTAATAGTAGCGGACACCTGCTCGTGTAGCGGCGTCATCAATTTCATCAACCATTTCCCAAGCCCACATACATTCCTGGGCATCTTGATGTTCGCAGATTGAGTGCGCAAGATCAAGTGCTTCATGTAGAATCATTTTGAGACGCATCTGTCTTGTAGTAATCTGCTTTGGTTCGTGTAGTGAAGGTGCTTCATACATTTGTTGAAGAGCAACACGGGTGATTTCACTCTTCTTCATTTCGTAGTTAATTTCGTCGCTTCGACAAGCCGCGACAATACCATATTTGCGTCTCATAGGTGGTAGAGGTGGTGGTGACCAATACCCAAACCTCTTGAGTGTCTTCACCATTAAATATCTATCGGAAGATATTTTTAAGACCATTTAAGTCTTTCCAGAAATCTTCTGAATAAGTACGGAGTAAGCTCACTTAAGGAGCCAAATGGCACATACACATAATCTGGGAAGTCATCCGTCATCCCCAAAAGCTGAGCAACTTTGTATCTATTGTGAGGGCAAGTTCTCGCATACTTAATATCTTCGGAATTGTGGGTCGCCAAAAGAGTGTGGATATTTTGTGACGCACCAAGTGTCATTTCAAGACCACTTCTAAAAGATTTATCAACTTCGGTTTTGTTTGGTAAGAGTCCCAGTTGTTTTCCGAGGTAAGCACCCCTCACCAACTTCGCACCAAGTTGGATACCAGCTCTCTCAAATTGAATGATATCCATTTCAAGTTCTTTGAGTGCGTCTCTGCGATACATTTGATATGTCTTGAATACATGTGGTTCGTATTGATTGTATTGAATCATGAGATCTGTACATATTTTGGGGTAAAGTACCTCTTCGGCATCTATACAAACCTGAACACGATTGTTAATAGAATGCTGTATTAACTTTTTAATATGCGATTCTGCCATATATGGTGACGACTTGGACCCAAAAGATGTCATTTTTAACGCAACCATTGACCTGGGGACAGTTGGAATCATCTTCATATTTATGTCACTCACATACTGAGCATCATTTGGGTGACAGTTCTCGCGAGCGTAGTCTAAAATTACTCTGGAGCCTGACCGATAAACATTTCCTATTACATTTTTAAGTTCATGATTTAGAGCGGCATATCGTAGCATATCTTAAAGATGACAGACATTTTTAAGTAAATGGATTTTGTTTATGAGATAAAAAATATGTTGCCGAAGCAAATATGCGAAGCGATAATAAAACGTTTTCAGAATGACCACAGAAAATCCGAATCTAAAGTTGGGAACGGAGAACTTAACTACAACGTTAGAAAATCTAACGTTTTATTTTTTTCACAATATAGTGACTGGAAAGACGTAGATAATATCATATTTGATGTTATATCAAAGGGTATAGAAAAATATCAAGAGTATCTTAAAACATTTGCAAACGATGACGAACATCTAATAGATGTTATAGAGGGTAGGTTTTTAAACTTAACGGATGAAGGATATTTTATTCAAGAATATAAATCAGGTGGTTTTTATAAGTGGCACATAGATGACGCACGTCCTAAAGGTGTAGGACGTAGTTTATCAGTTGTATTATATCTAAATACATTAGATGAATCTCAAGGTGGACACACGGAATTTATTGGAGGTAGAAAAGTTAAACCAGAAATGGGTAAACTTTTGATTTTTCCATCATGTGGATCATTTATTCATAGAAGTGTTCCAGTAAAAAATTCGGGTATAAAATATACAATTGGGACTTGGGCAATTTAAAGATTAAAAATGACTATTAATCATGGAAACAAGGGCTCTAATTACCCAAGTTCTTATGCCGCGTATCAGACAGCTCGAAGAAGAGGTTGCTGCGTTACGAAGACAGACATGGCCGTATGTTCAGGCGGAAAAAGACGCAAAAGGTCTCAGAAGCATAGATGAATTGCGAGACTTTTTCAAAAACTTGGACGATGACACAACATTAGAACTATTGAGACTAAAGGCGAGACTTTCAAGAAACCCGGGACTTCAGGGAAGAGAAGTTGATATGATTATGAGTTTGCGAAATAATTTTTGTTGATGTATAATAAATGGTGAAGACACCTTTTGGCATTCCAGTTCTCATGATGCCAATGCTACTTCCATGCATGCCAATAATATTACCTGCGTGGGGTGTTTACGAAACTATATTGGGTGGCGACAAGCCAATGAAACCACAAAGATTGGCAACTCTCACAAGTTCGATGTGCTGCTTAATGTTACTTTCCTACCTAGCTTCCAAAAGTCCAGTTAAGACACCACCGATTATGTTAGCAACACTTGCATTGACCTGTGTCAGTTCTTGTTCAAGCTCAATTATAGCTGTTGACTTGAAAAAGAGAGCTGAAGCTCTTATTGCTTCGGAAGAAAATAAGAAAAAATAAATTAGAAGAAATCATCTGTACGATAAAGCTTTACCGCATATGAACCAGTCTTTCCAGTTACTGAGACTGATTCATTTCCATAAAGTTCTTCGCATCCAATGTCTTCCATACAATCTCGACCATTGTAGGCTACTGGTAATGGGTATAGATTTTCACCTCCAGTTGTGGTGTAATAGTGGTAACGATCACGTCTTCCTCGTACTTCTTTACCATAAAGTGGAAGAGTTTCACCATTGCTAGTAATAACACCCATCTGTTGCATATATCCTGGCTTGTACTTTTTGATTGGTGCTCCTCTGAATTCGGGTTCACGTCTAGGTTCGCGACGTTCCAACGATTGTCTGGGTGGAACTGGCATCACTGGAACTTCCACTGGAACTTCAACAACCTTTGGGTTGAACCACATGTAACTCAAAACAAGAGCAAGTACAACAACAACTGACCACAAAAGTTGTTTTTGTGTTTTAGATTTTAGTTTCATTTATACTTACTATAAATATTTTATTAAAATACTTAAAAAGTATCTTTAAATCATAAGTATGAGTAATATACGGGTGATAGATAATTTTTTAACTCAAGAAGAACTCAATGAAGCCAGGTTTATTGTCGAAAATTTAAAGTGGAATTATGGACACGTATCCAACGAAACTGGTTTTAAATTTTGGGTGTGTGATCTGGGGGAAAACGATTTTTTTTCAAAACACATTTTTCAGAAAATAGAAAAATACTTTGGAAAAAAATATGAAATAAATCGTGTATATGCAAATGGGCAAACTTATGGTTTAGATGGTTCATATCATAAAGACGATGAGAGAGATAATTGTTATACATTTTTAATGTATCTCAGTGACATAAACCACGAAAACGTCAATGAATTTGATGGTCATACATTGTTTAAATATGATAAAAAGGTTACATCAATTGAACCAATTTTAAACAGGTGTGTATTATTTAAATCAGATATATTACACAAAGGTATGGCACCTTCTAGAAGTTCAAATATGTTGCGTATAAGTGTAGCTTTTAAACTTAGAGAAATTAAATGTAAAAAAATATATGAAGGTACTCGCCATAGATATTGGGTATCATAATATGGGTCTGGTCTTAGCTGAATGTGGAAAAGGTCCCAAAATTGAT